TTTTTAGCCATGTCATACAAATCTTTTTGTTCAACAGGACCAACTTTAGACACATCCCAACCAAACCATGTTCCTTTATCGTTAGACATCTGCACGGTTTTTAGATTATAAATGTGGCTGTATGTAGGCGGAGTAAATAATCCATTTTTACCCTGCATTTTAATACCCATCATCATTGAGTTCCATTTTCTACTAACTTTTAATTGAGTAGATTTCATAGATATCAAAGCAGTATGTGGGTTATTACCTCCCACCAATACAAAATGACTTGCAGTGTTTTCGAGATAGTTACCATTTGCTAATCTATCTTTATAGTCTTTACCTCTAGTGGTTTGACTAACTATATCACTGTCTGCCTCATGAATTGCAACAGGTGCACCAGTACTAGTGCCTCTGTCCTGCCACTCAATGTATTGTCTTTTATAATGACAAGGTATTACATTAAGACTTTCATACAATTCATTTGTAACTGTATTGATTATAAGTCCAGGTTCTGCGCCTTCGACATATTTACCATCTCTTTTGTTAACCTCTGGAGATAGTTGACCCAAAATTTTTAAGAAAGGTAACGCAAGATCTTCTTGCGATATATTTTGAGCACCTTGATTTGCATCAGCTTCAAATAAATTTGTTTGCAATGCACCTTCTTTTTTTGTTGCTACTTGGTTCATGTTACTTGTTCCTTTTTATTGTAGTTTTATTTTCAGAGAACACTCCAAAAATTTCCGTTGGCATTTCTTTACCTGCCTCAATACGCTCACGGACTAGCGCTTTCAGAGTCATGGGCT